TCCGTTTCGTTATATACCGAACAGTCGTCTGCCTGAGACTGATGCGGTAGTCCCTGATGTGGCCTCGGAGGAACGCATAGTACAACCCGAAAGGGTTGTACAACACGTTTTCTCCATTCCCAAGGACCGTCTTCTCATCGACATCAATCCGTAGCGAATTAGGAGACGCTACGAAAGCTGTGTAGGGAAGAAGTCCAAAGCTCCCCTTCAAGTACTTCAATCTTGAAGGGAGGAGCTCACGCGGCAGCTTTAACCCCGCCGCGTCATCTTCGTCCGGAGGAACCGGAAAAGCCCATACACGAGGAAAATATCGTGTAATGAGTCCGACGGTACGTCTCAATGAGACGCCGTGACGAGATGACCAAAGGTTGAGACCGTTGATAGCCACAAAGGCATCTTGCAGTGAACGAAGCCGCCGCAAATAAAACGGACGGACGTTGACACCGTTAAACCAATCGGTGCCGCAAGATTCCCTAAACGGACCCTCAGCGAAGGTCTTATCGCCATTGACAACGAACCCAAGCAAAGACAAGAGCTTGAGTAAGTGTCTATGGACGTCTTTGGAGACAATGATATCATCTCCGAAAACCGTCCACTCCTTACTACAACCTAAATACCGAGATTTCTCGATACCTAGGTAGGAGTACGTGGCGACTACCGCAGCACTGAACAAGGCAGTCTGAAGAGGAAAAGTGAAACCATTCCCCATCGTACTAACCATGTTCAAATTAACGATGCTACCGTCTGGTAGACGGCTCGATGGACTCCTCAGTCGGAGAAGGACCTGCATAAAAGATCTAGGCAGGACCACCTTCAACATGCTAAGGGACATCGAATCCGAGGCACTCTCTAAATCGATAGTAGTTAATCGATCAGAAATAGAGCCAAGCATCGCATAGCGACGATTAATCTCAGGTTGTTTACTAAGATTAATACCGTACCGGGAGCCAAGACGGCGCTCAAGTACGTGACCTGCGCCGAGCTGAAACCACATGTTGATGGTTGGCTCAGTACAGATTGATCGCGCAATTGCGGTCGTTTTATTCACGAAACTAAGCTTATTATGGCTTACAATGCTGTACAATGGCATACCACGCCGAAGGCTTAAAGCATCGGACAATAGTGGCGAGCTCTTGATACAGGATTCCCAAATATCTGGGAGACCAGCAGTTGAAGTGAGAGTACTTCCGAAGAGCTTACGGTAGAGATCGGTCCCAGTTGCGCCAATTGACGCACCAGGACCGGTTCTACCGTGAACATAAAGTTCACGGTAGTCCTCGATGAGAGGACCACCATGCTCAAACCAGAAGCCGTGACATTCAGTCACGAAAGCTTGGAAAAGCTCTTCCTCCCAATCATGTTCGAAAACAGGCTGCCATCTTCCAACGCGGTCGTTGACGCTCAGGAATTTCTCGAGAGCGGCTTTGCACGCTGCGGTCGATGGTCTGTCATCTTCGTTAAATTTCTTAACGAAGCTCTCCTTCAGGCGGTAGCAAGCTACCTCCTTCGGAGTGTTGTCAATGCTCCATGATGGAGCCTTGACATCGACATGATCTTGCAGGTCATTGTGTAAGCATTGGAGCAGTTCTCTAGCGCTAATACGCATACAGTGAGCTCCTGTGATCGCACCATTTCCTTACAGCTTGATGAAGTCAAAGAGAGGCAAGTACTCGCCAAGGACATCAGACCAAATATACGGTTGATGCCCGGGCGCGGTACACCTCTTGAGGACAGTCGCCAAGAGTTGAGGATCACGGCTATACTCCCCTGAGGGAATATACACAGAAGCAACACCATATGGGTCAACAGACCAACTATAAGGATTAAAGGCATAAGCACGGAGACAGTCAATGAAATTGACGTGTGCCGCAGCAAACGACTCATCCTCATAGGAAAGCTGGAACCGCACATTGGTGTGCTTCATGGTATAGACCCTCTTAAAGGACGCCGTTAATGGTAAGGTCGCCGAATCCAGCACTCTGCTGAACAAGGAGGCCAAGATGAGCCGAAAGAGCCGCACGAACATTGGCGGAATCGGCCGTATCAGATCCAGCGGGCACGTCAATCGTGGTGGTGATGTTCATCACCCGATAGGGCTGACCAGCGAGAGGGAGAACTCCCTTCCGCGTAATCAACTTATACGTGTTCATCGGAACCTGAGCGATCACACCCGTAACTGGATTCGGAGCACCGAGAACACGGAGGTTCCCGGGCCGAGTGAAGTTTAGGGTAAAAGGAGATGCCACCGTGTGAGTGGTGACACCAGTCTGCGTACCACCTAATGCCGAAATAGCGACTTGCTTACCCGGGTTTCCCGGGGGAGCCGTATCGTTAATAGCGGTATAGGTCGGGCTGGTAAGACCCGTTTGCGCCTGCCCCGTAATGGGAGAAGAGACAGCGATAGACATTGAAGTCATCCTGTTGGTTATAGGTGAGAGTACCCGCTCTTTGAAGACAGGCTAAGGCCGAGACTTTTTAATGCCGGTAATCAACGCTGCTATGTTGACTACTTTGACACTACCAAGTCCAGGGCACTTAAACTGCCAACCAGGGTACGGGAGGGTTGTGAGCTTAATACGATTAACGTACTCAGCCCCAGCTCTAGCCGAATGGGTACCACCGAGCTGGTAGTATCCATCGTGCAAATACTCGCCTTGTACGCTGGAGTAGATATTGGTCACGCTGTTCTTTACAGCGCGATTCAACCAACTCACTTCAGCAGACCAGTATCGCATCGAATCGAGCATTTCGTTAACATTAACGAAATAGTCGACAAAGAAGGACCACGGAACAGCTTCCCAAACTGCGGGCACAATGTCATAGACATCAAGCCCAAAGCCTTGGAGAGCGTTCTGGAACCCCGGGGGTGTCGCCTTGATCATCCCGTAGTATTTAACTTGGGACGTCGTTTCTGTATGGGACTCATAGAACCAACCAGCGGCACCGAAATGAGGTGACCACGGGTTGATCTCGGGTTTCGATACAGACGGGTTCACGGCCCACCCAGAAACGGGAAGGCCATCCGACAGACCCCGCGTGGTAAGACTCGCAAGAGCCTCACCAGCGTCTTTAGCATCCTCCATAAGCGGCTTAGCTTCGAAGGAATATTTAAGCCATAGGTCACCTAATGCTTTTGAATATGCAATAGGTTTAGTGGAGAGCTTACGGATCCCTGCCACATTCTTTACGAACTTATTAAACGTCCTCACGGACGATTCAAGTGGGTGTCGTAGAGAGTGGTAAGTTTCTGTAACCTCTGCGAGGAAGTTTCCTCCCCTCCATTGTGTCTTGGCCTTAATAACAGAGCCAAGTAACTTGGAGCTAGCCATGGCTGCGGCGGTAGGATCAGGATAAAAGTGAACGTCGGATATACTAGGAGGCTGGATAATACCAGCCAACAATATACCGTCGGACACCGCATCTTCAAATCTGGCGGCATCGGTGAGATATCTGTAACGGCGAAAACGACCGTTACCACCGGTGACGACATATCTGAAACCCTCAAGGCCACTCGTGGCGGAACTTCTGGACTCGATGGCTTTACGCCAATCGGGAACAGAATCGCCAGTTGTGACTATCCCATCCAGATTCAGCGTTGTTTTATAAGAGTAGTCATCATCCAGATAAGAATAATCTGAACCATGCCTACTCTGGGCCGAATACGAATGCGACAACCGCTTGACGACAGTTTTTGTACGTCCTGCGGTCATGGGAACTCTCCTCTATTGAGTAGAACGACCCAATAGGTCGCCCGGTAAGACCGGGC